AGGGTCTGTAATTACAGAATTATTCCCTTCTACCCTACTAGAGGTTAGTTTATTGGCTTCCTCTAACAAATCGTAATCTAAGACAATAACCTCTTTGGCGTCAGTATTTGATCCTTTTTCATTAGCTGTTTCTAGGATTACTGACGGTGGGTTGGCTGGGTTCTTAACGACGCCGCAGCCTGAGAACACTATGTCTCTGAGTACACGTTCCAACTTACCTTCGGCTATTTCTTTGCCCTTCTTAACGATCTTAGCTAGTTTACCAAAGAGTCTATCATCGTATGCTAGCCCCATTGATTCAGCCTCACGTCTTGTCAAGATCAGATCACCGATCTTAACGTCGTAATTCGCAAAGTAGCATTCCATGCTTACTTTCCATTTACCTTCAGACACTTCTTTAGCTAGATTGGGGAATCTGTTTTTATATATCACACCAGCGATTACCACATGCATATCATTATTCTCACTGTCGAGACTGGCGTCCTCTTTTTTAGATAGTTCCACCAAATCTAGCTTCTGATTATCATCGCTAATAAATACTCTGTCGTAGATGTGTCCTATGATTTCTTCTTCTTTGTGTTCTACATCTAGTGCTTTACTAACGATGGTGTCCTCAGCTTTTACAAGCTCGGAAGGTAAAAAATGTGCTCCATTTAAATTTGTGCCAGCAGAAACAAAGATAGCGGAAAAATACTGCAGATCCGGTTGCTTGGCCTCATTCCTAGGTAACTCAATGGCGGCGGCAACAGCTTTCTTTAGATCTTCTGTTTCTTCCTCCAGCCTAATGTCTGCTTCGATATAAAATTTTTCCATTTAAAGTCTCCTACTCTGTTTCTTTGTCTTTATCAAATCTGAGTTTGGCTAACTCATGTGTAAAATCAGCGAAATCTTCATCACTCATATTCCTGACGACTTCTTCAATAGAAGCTGTCTTTTGAGCCGGTGTTGCTTGTGGCTTAGTTTTTGTTTTTGTTTTGGTTGTGTTTTTCTTTGCTGGACTCTGTGCTGTTTTCTTAGTAGCCGGTTGGTTTTTGGGTCTTCCTTGAGACGGTGTTCCCTTAGGTGCCTTTTGTGTTTTCTGTGTACCACCACCTTGTGCCTGTGCTGTCTGCTGCCAAGGGCTGCCTATTATTCCGAAGATACCCTTATCAACAAGTGGAAATTCCTCTTCCATATTGGCAAGTTCGTTTGGATAATCAAACCCGACCTCTTCTAGGGCCGTGTGATAGCTGATCATTCTTCTGTCCACCAGCTGTGAGATGATGTTCATATACATAATAGTATCCTTAAGTATACCATCGTCCCATCTAATCCTAGGGAATCTTTCAAAACCCATAGCCTCAGCTATCTGCTGATACTCATTATAGATCCAACGAGTGATTTGGCGTCTAGCGTAATCGATCTCTTCTTGTATACCTTTTATAATAAGCTGCGCTTCAGCTACATTGAGGTCACCATTTCCATCTAAAAACGCTCTTGAAATGGCTAGGCCTGCAAAAATGTCCTCATTGACCTGAGTGTATTTTTCCTGTCCTAGAATATCTCCAATCTCAGGTGATACTATCTTCTCAACCTGTAATGTATGATTCCATACGACGTCAAAAGACTTACCAGAGGTATTAAATAACTGTGACACAGCCTCTAACTCTTCCTGCGTTACCACTGGATACTCATCATTACCTATTGTAATTTTTAGTATATAGTTAGTAATACCATCTAAGGTACTTAGGTCTGCTTGTCTTAGTGATTTTTTGTATTCGATTGAATCAAATATTTTTAATGATCTAGGTTTGGCGTATCGTTCATAAGGCATCTTTCTGTATGTTACGAATCCTACAAGTCTAGAATCTAATTGAAATTCGCCCCCGGCCTGTGCAGCCGCCTTTAAGTCGGATGGAAGAGCCTTAATAAGTGCCTTCTCCTCTTCAGTTAGTTCTGAGGTAGGTTTCTTTAATAACTCCGTTAATTCAGGGGGCGGTGTAAGTTTTACACTTACCTTATCAAATAACAGGTTGCCTTCTATGTTCACCAATAACGGATTTAAGATAGTATAACTGACTGGTAAATGACCTTTTGACCAGATGTTTTTCTTGGCCGCATTTTCTTTTCCAGTGGCTTTCTTTGAAGTTTTTCCGTTTTTAATTTTTTGGCCGGGGATTGGTGAAAGGTGGGATACACGCGGTTCATATTTAGCTAGAACTTTATATGTAGTCACGTGCCCATATTTAAAAAAATCTAAGAATAACCAATCTATTAGTTCGTAAAACTTCACATCAAATGCCCAGACATCAAAGAAATTCTTTATGTTTGAATCTTCAATGTCATGTTCAAAACCTTTACTCGCCAGGCCAGCCAAAAGATTGACTGTAGAGCCTAATTCTGGTACAGTGTTATAATAATTTATAGCATTCTCAAATGTTTCTTGTGCTGTCTGCTGTAATGGATCTTTTGCATTAGTCTGTAGATCCATGAAAGTACGATCTATTGTGTCTCTTGTAATTACAGCAGCCTTGTCCTTAAACACCTTGGGCACTATTCCGCCGTGCTCAAGATAAGCCAACGTTTTAGGTTTAGGATCTAAAAAAAATGTAGACTGTCCTGTCTTCTCATCCACAGAAATAGCCTTAATACCCACTTCTGGATACTTATTCTTGAGATCGGCAGTAATCTTGTTCATTTTATCTTGATTCATTTAATTCCTCTCCCTGTTTATACTAATAGTTTAGCAGCATCTAGTTCTCTACCTGTGTGACCATCTAATCTTCCAATACGCACATCTGCGGGTTGATTAGTACCACTATGATTGTACATATCAGTTACACCACTGTATGTAGTGCCACTAAATGTCAATGTCCCACTTCTATGCCTTGTGTAATCATCTGCCCAGGAAGGTACTGCAGCATCATCTGTGCCAGCGCCTGACATTGTTGCCCACCAATGTTCAGCCTGGAAGTCTTTATCCATTGTTGCCATGGTCTACCTCCTATTTATCTGTGTCAAGCTCACCGTTTGTGCCATTGGTCAGCTTGGTACGTGCAATTATTCGAGTTGTTGCTAAAGTGACAAATCCCCCACCAAGGAAACTCAATCCCAAAGTCGCCGATACCCACGGCATTGGTGGCTCAAGGGCTTTATTCATATGAAACATTCCCCAAATAACTGGAATGTACAAAAGTAGCAACCATTGAAATTTCATCGAAGCCATATTTCTAAAAAGCTTCATTAACCATTGGTCCCAAAAAGTTACATTAAAAATACTTAATTGTTTATCACAACCACAGGCAGGACAAGTTTTACCACAAACACATTTACAATTCTCTTCGGCCATAATAATTACCCCCTTATCATGAGTGTAGTTCTCTAATAAACAGTAGGTTAGTTAATTACTTGATTCTGCGCTTACCTTTTAACACAGCCTGACCTAAACCACGATCATTCCCTATGGACGGGCCTGGGCCAAGAGCCTTCTTTTTGTTAAGAACACTCCAAGGAGCTCCAGGCTTCCTCTCCCGTATATAACCAGCTTTCTGGAACAATATAGGTTCTGGTTCACCTTCCAATTCCTTGGCCACCATTCTACATCCGTGCGCTGCCAAAATTACAGCCGAATATAAATCCTTGTTCTGACCTTTCTTTGGTGTATCAAAGTGTAATGCTCCTGATGCCGTTTGTGTAACAATAATGTTAAGCATCTGTTTCTTAAGTGTCAGAACGTTACTGTAGGCATCGGCCAGAATATCAGCTGTGCTTGTTGGAGGCTCAGGAAACAACAATTTCTTGTCCTCTAACATAGACAATGTTGTAAAGTTAGCATCCGATATCCACGTAGGATTGAAGTTTACCATCTCCAGTATATGCCTGCCCTTCAGATGACGCTTATCGTCGTCTGTGCGGTCAATGAGTGGCTCGTAGTCGTTGTATCCGTCCTCCAACAAATCCATTATTGCCTTACCACCACCACCTTTATCAACGAATATTCTTATCACATTGTAAGAATCGCAGATGGCTTGTATCATCATGGTGAGATCTTGTGTGGTTTTACGTTTTAACTCAAGCACATTTACTATCTTATTGGGATTGCCGTATTTGATTATCACTACACCACAGCTGGCATCACCGCCCTGACTAGGATCAACACCAATTACATATTGACAGCCAGGCGATCCTCTGACTTCTAATGTATAACCACATTCCTCTGTGCACGCTTCCAACACAGAAGCCTTAAAGAAACCTTCTGAGTCAGAGATCATTGCTGCCTCGTACTCCATTCTGAACTCGGAGTTAGACATGACACGTTTGGCTTCTGCTATATTGTTCTTGTCTAAGAAACCGTCTGGTAGATCCCAATGTGGTATTTGCCATACTCTGTACTGAGAAGCATCACCATGCTCCTCCATCTGATTCCAATGATCCTTCATACGGCGCCACATGTGGTTAAACTTATAAAATCCAGATGAAGTCATTATCATCTTATTTACAGTTTCTGCCTCAAAATCGTCTGCAGTGGCTAATCCTAATTCAATTAATCTTTTCTGTCTTTCAATGCGCCGAACATTTTCCATTGGCTCTAGTGTGGTAGCACCCATAGGACGTACAACCATGTCCAGGGTCTGATCTGGTACTTGTGCTAACTCATCCACCACTATTAAATAGAAACGAGACCCACGAATCTTGGAACCATCACCAAGCGGCAGGGCTTCTATAAAGGATGGATTGTAACCACCAATTGCTTTGAATCTTAAATAACATGTGTCTGAACCACGGGTAGGTCTCTTCTCTGTAGCTTCTCTGAGAAGAGGTGCTTTGGCATAAAGTTTTTCAACTTCACTAAAGATCATCTTACTTTGTCTGAAAACAGGGGCTATTAGACCAACGCGATATCCAGGATAAAGCATACAACTCAAAGCGGATAATGTACCGAGA